AACGATCTGACCTCTCGGATGACGTCCGACGGAAAGATCGATCCCCGAATCGTCGAGATCCTCTCTGAAACGAATGAGATGCTCGACGACATTACCTTCGTCGAAGCCACTGGCGCGATGGAGAACGTTACGACCGTGCGCTCCGGCCTGCCGGAAGTTGCATGGCGTCAGCTGAACTATGGCGTCCAGCCGTCAAAGTCCAAGACCAAGCAGGTCACGGACACCATCGGCATGCTGGAAGCTTTCGCTGAAGTCGACAAGAAGCTTGTCGAACTCAACGGCAACAAGGCTTCCTTCCGTCTGTCCGAAGACCGCGCCTTCATCGAGGCCATGAACCAGGAGATGCAGCGCGCCCTCATCTACGGCAACCTTGCTGTTGACCCGGCCAAGATCATGGGCTTCATGCCCCGCTTTGCCACGGCCAACAAGGCCAAGGCCGAGAACGCCATCAACGTCATTGACGCTGGCGGCACGGGCAACGACCTCGCCTCCATCCTCCTCGTCGTGTGGTCTCCGAACACTGTGTTCTGCACGTACCCGAAGGGACTCACGGCTGGCCTCAAGTCCACCGACCTCGGCGAGCAGACGCTGATCGACGCAGACGGCGGCAAATATAGGGGCTACCAGACGCACTACGAATGGAATACTGGCCTGTGCGTCCGCGACTGGCGCTATGTGGTTCGTATCGCCAACATCGACGTGTCCGCCCTCAAGGCTGATCCGGGTGCCAACGATGTGAACCTCATCGACCTGATGACCGACGCCATCGAACTCATCCCGAACATCCGCTCTGGCCGTGCTGCGTTCTACTGCAACAAGACCATCCGCGCCTACATGCGCAAGCAGGTGCGCAACGCCAAGAACGTGAACCTCACCGTGACGGAAGTGATGAATCGTCCGACCGTCGTGCTGGAAGGCGTGCCCATCCGTCGCGTTGACGCGATGGTGAAGGGCGAGAAGCGCGTTATCTAAGGAGACAAAAATGCTTGTTGATCACGAACTCATTTTCGCCAGCGGCCAGTCCGCTGCCGCCGGAGACGGCGCTAACGTCATCGATCTCGGGCAGGTCGCTCCGACGCCCGGCATGTCCAAGCACCTGACGGTTGCCGCCACGGTTGCCGAGGATCTGACGGGCACGCTCAAGGTCGAACTCAAGACCTCAGATGAGGAATCCGGCACGTATGCCACGGTTGCCGAAGGCTCTTTTGAAGCCGACGCTCCCGAAGGCTCCGTTCTTCAGTTCCCCGTGCCCTACCGCACGAAGCAGTTCCTGAAGGTGACCTTCAGTGGCGCGACGGCTGGCAAGGTCAACGCCTTCCTCACTTGGGGCCGCCAGCAGTGGGAAGCCCCGGCGCAGGCTGAGACGGTTCAGGCCGCGAACGAAGACATCCATCACTGATTGAGCCGCACGGCTTGACAGAACGGGCGCTCAAGAGCGCCCGTTTTCGTAAGGAGCGAAGAAATGAGAATTGGCGAGGTAGCGATTTGCAATCTGGCGCTCTCCCGCGTCGGCGAGAAGGCAAACGTGGTGAGCATCAATCCGACGGACGGCACGGAGCTTTCCGAAGCCTGTGCGCGCTTTTATCCGCTGGCCCTCGGCGCTGTGCTCGAGGCGCATCCGTGGAGCTTTGCGACGAAGCGCGTGACGCTGGCGCAGAGGCAGGGGTACGTTTCTGATCCGTGGCTGTACGCATTTTCTGCGCCGGATGATTTTGCCCGCACGATCGATGTGCGCGGCGCGTCGGGTTATCCATATACCGTGCGTCCGGGCTACAGCAAGCCGCGCTTCACGCGCATCGAGTACGCGATGGAGTCGGATGCGGCCGGCCTCGTGTTCCTTGCGAACGAGGAGCAGGTCATGCTTCGGTACGTTGTGAACAACCCGAAGCCTGTTTTCTTCCCGTTCGTCTTCGTTGACGCTCTGGCGTGGCGTCTTGCGGGCGACTTGGCTGGCGAGCTCATCAAGTCCGACACGGGCTACAAGCTCTCTAACTCGATCGAGCAGAACTACATCGCGGCGCTTACCCGTGCCGTTGCCTACGATCAGAAGAACCACCACGTCGACCTTGCCCGGCTGCCGAAGTGGATCGCGGTGAGGTAAGTCATGGCCAAGTTTCTGCAGCGAAGTTTTACAGGCGGTGAAGTCAGCCCGGCAATGTATGGCCGAATCGATGATCAGAAGTACCAGAGCGGCCTAGCACTATGTCGCAACATGGTGTGCCTTGCTCAAGGTCCCGTGCGCAACCGCGCTGGCTTTGAGTTCGTGAGGGCGGCGAAATACACGGGGCTCAAGTGCCGTCTGATTCCGTTCACCTTCAGCAACGAGCAGACGATGATCTTGGAGTTTGGCCAGCGGTACATTCGCTTCCACTCTCAGGGCGGCACGCTCCTTGACCCCAACAACAACTACGAGCCGTACGAGATTGCAACGCCGTACGCTGCTGACGATCTCTTCGGCATTCATTATGCGCAGAGCGCAGACGTCGTGACGCTGGTGCATCCGAATTATCCGCCGAAGGAATTGCGCCGCTATGGCATTCTGGATTGGCGGCTCGTGGACATCAACTTTGGCACTCCGCTCCCAGCGCCGACGGGCGTAAGCGCTACATACACCTGCGAAGATCCTGTGGCCACGGATGCGCAGAAGCACCTCTACAACCTCAAGTACCGCATCACGGCGCTCAAGGACGATGACTCTGACGTGAAGGAGTCGAGTGCTTCTGCCACGGCTTCCGTGAATGGCAATGTCTACCTCAGTGCCTCCAAGGTGACGATCACTTGGAGCGCCGTTCCGGGCGCTACGCGCTACCGTGTCTACAAGACTTACAGCGGAATTTACGGTTTTATAGGCACGACGGACGGCACGACGTTCGTGGACAACAACATCGCCGCCGACAACAGCATCACGCCGCCCAGGTACGACGCGCCCTTCGGCCCGGGCAACTACCCCGGCGCTGTCTCGTACTTCGACCAGCGGCGCATCTTCGCGGGTACGGACGCCCGTCCGCAGTTCGTGTGGATGACCAGATCCGGCACAGAGTCGGACATGAGTTACACGCTTCCGTCTCAGGCGGACAACCGCATCAAGTTCCGACTTGCGGCTCTGGAGGCTTCGCGCATCCAGCACATCATGCCGCTGCAGTCGCTCGTGGTGCTGACGGGGGCGGCAGAGTTCCGCGTGATCACCGCCAACGACGATGCACTGACGCCGACCTCCATCGGTGTGAAGCCTCAGTCCTACATTGGCGCGTCCGGCGTGCAACCCGTGGTCGCCAACTCCACGCTCCTCTACGTTGCCGCCAGAGGCGGACACATACGCGAGCTGGGCTACAACAATCAGGCCGGTGGCTTCGTGACGGGCGACCTCTCGATTCGTGCGGCTCATCTTTTCGAGAACACACGACCTGTTGATATCGCGCTTGCCAAATCCCCAACATCTTGTTTGTGGGTGGTGACGCGAGAAGGCGACCTCATCGGCTGCACCTATCTGCCCGACCAAGCTGTCGGCGCGTGGCACACGCACGACACAGTCCACGGCAAGTTCGAGTCCGTGGCCGTGGTTGCCGAGGGCGACGAGGATATTCTCTATGCCGTTGTGAAGCGCACGATCAACGGTGCGACCTACCGCTATATCGAGCGGATGCACGAGCGGCAGATCGAGGGGCTGGATGACTCGTTCTTCGTTGATTCTGGCCTCGAGTATCGGGGTGATCCCGTGACGCACCTGACAGGCCTCAACCACCTCGAGGGCGAGACCGTGGTGTGTCTGGGCGATGGGCGCGTGTTCCCCGAGACCGTTGTGCATAACGGCGCGATCGATTTGCCAGAGCCTGTGAGTCATGCTGTGGTTGGCCTGCCGATCACGTCCATGCTCCGCACGTTGCCGATGGTGCTCAACTCCAACGACGGCGGCTATGCGCAGGGCAGAAACAAGAACATCAACAAGATTCACGTCCGCGTTTACAGATCCTCGGCGCTCCGAATGGGACCCGATGAGGACGGCCTGCGGGATTACCCAGCGCGACTCAGCGAGCCGTATGGTAGTCCGCCCGACCTCCGAAGCGAGGAGCTCTCGATGGCGGTCTCGCCCAAGTGGCAGGCGGGCGGCCAGATGCTTCTCGAGCATCGCAATCCGCTGCCGCTGATGGTCGTCGCCATCACGGCGGACGTCGCCGTCTAGGACACTTGACGCCGTGCTCCGCGGTCAGAATGCGGAGCACGCAAGGAGATTTTTATGGCACCACCTAACCTCATGTCCAACGGCGGATACGTGCCGCTGCAGATGCAGTGGGCGTACGCAGATCTGCTCAAGGGTGTCCTCGATACCACCGAGCCGGCCGCGCCGCCGCAGCCGCAATCGCTCACGCTCGGCGTGAATCAGGGCGAGCCGATGATCCAATACCCTGGCGAGAGCATCAAGGTGCCTGCGGCGGATTCTTCGGCCAGCACAAAAACGGACGGCGGCCTTGATGGCATGCAGATGGCCAAGGGCATTGGCGCCGCGATCAAGGGATTCGGGCAGGCTTATGTCGCTTCGCAGGGCCTCAAGACGCAGGCTTCGCTCATGGAGTCCCAGGCCGCGATGGCCGACGTCAACGCCAAGATCATGGATCTGGGCGTGGATATTGCCTACCGCAAGCGCGACGCCGAGATCGGAAACCTCACGCTCAGAGCCGGGCAAATAAAGGCGCGTCAACGTGTGGCCTTCGCCTCACGGGGCGTGGCGCTTGGCGTCGGCTCGACCGCCGAGGTTGCCGCGTCAACTGAATTGCAGAAAGAGGTCGACGTGCTGACGGCTGAGATGAACGGCCTTATGAGCGCTTGGAATTACAAGCGGCAGGCCGCTCTGTTCCGCGCACAGGCGGCAGGCGCTCGCAATGCCGCGAAGATCTACAGACACGCCGCCCCGGTTGTTGGCGGACTTTACGGCGGTGCGGCGGCTCTGTCGCTCGCCAGCGCTTTCGGAGGAGCGTAAATGGCACAGGTTCCAGAGTATGGCCTCCAGCAGGAGATGCCCCAGGGGAGCGTTGCCCCAGTGCAACTGCACGTCCCGAACGACAACGCGCTCATGAACTACGCTGAACAACTCAGCCGCCCGAACAAGGAACTTGAGGCGGTGGCGAGGCAGGCGCAGGAGAAGATGGACAACGCCCGCGTGACCGAGGCCGAGACCAGACTCTACAAGTTCATGATCGATAGGCGCGATGGCGAGAACGGTTTCCGCAAGCTCAAGATGCAGCAGGCGCTGGAGCCTGACAGCGAGGGCAACAGCCTGCCCGATCGAGAAGACAACGCAATGCGTTCCTACGCTGATGAGGTTGCCTCCGACATGGAGCTCAACGAGCGTCAGCGTGCGCTCTTTCGTCAGCGCTCCCACTCCTACTTCCGTCAGCAGTACGGCACTGCCTCCCAGCATATGTTTCAGGAGGCCGCTGTCTACGAGAAGGCGCAGCAGACGAGCAAGCGGAACACCGCGATCGACGACTGCCAAAAGGCGTGGGACATGCCGGACATCTTGGCGGCGAACATTGCCCGTGCGCAGGACGCTTCGCTGGCGCTTATGGATGGAGCCGACGAGGGTATGAAGGCCGAAGCCCTGCGCAAGGCCACGGACGATGGGGCAAGCGCCGCCATTGCCGGTGCTTTGGCAGAAGCGGCCACGAACAATTCTGCCGTCTATAGAGCGCAGGATATTCTCGGTATGTACATTCACGCCATGTCGGCCGAGTCGGTTGCCAAAGCTCGCACGGACATCGACCGCGTGAGCGACGCTCTGGCGGTCAACCGGGGTGGCTCGTCGATCAACGGCGCTCTGCGTACTGTGATCGGGCCGCTGTCCGTTGCCACGCAGGGCGTAACCAATCCGAGCGCAAGCTACATATTCCACCACGTTGTCCATCAGCTTGAGGCCAGCGGGGGGCATGCCAAGGTTACCGTTGACAAGAACGGAGTCCGGCATACGCAGGTTCTCATCGGTACGTACAAGGACGGTAGCAGGCCGGCTAACAGGGCTGAATGGTCTTTCGGCGGGTCCCAGATCCAGCTCAGAAACGCGGAAGCGATGGCTAAGAAGCTCGGCATCAAGTGGGACCCCGATCTCATCGCCGGAGACCGCGCGGGAACAGACGAGGGCAAGGCGTACAACCTCAAGCTTGGCGAGGCGTTCTTCGATGAGATGTTCAAGGCGGCCAAGGGAGACACAGCGCTTGCGCTCGCGTACTACCACGCTGGCCAGCCTGTCGTGGATCGCGCAATCAAGAACGGCGAGAAGTACGGCATGACGTGGCTGGAGTACATGCGTCAGGCGCATGACGCCGACGTTGCCGCGGGCAGGGATGGAAAGAATGGCAATCCACGTCCGCGCTTCGAGCACACGATCGAGTACGTTGCCAAGGGCATGAAGATTCTTGATAACAACCGCAAGGCTTCGCTTGATATCAAGGACGCTGACGGCAAGCGGATCAATCAGTTCAACGTGAAGGCAGTGGCGGCCGCGCAGCGCTCGTACTCGCGCAGGGACATTGAAGCGTACATCAAGCGCATGGCCGCCGTGAGCACGGATCCCATGTACGCGAGGGCCGAGAGGGATCTTAACTTCAAGGAGAAGCTGATCACCGAGACGCTCAAGCAGCAGAAGTACGATCAGGATGCGCTTCTAAATGATCAGACCAATGCACTTGCCGAGGCGACTGATCTCATCGTAGCCGGGCAGGAGGTTCCCGACTCGCTCCGCTCCAAGCTGACGTACGCGCAGAACGCTGAGCTGGATAAGTTCGTTGCCAAGGTAACGCGGGGCGATGATTCCGGCGATCTGCGCTACGCGGTCTATCTTGAGAACTCGGGCAATCCTGAGTTCCTGCAGATGAGCGAGGCGCAGATGAAGCTTGCGGTTCTTCAGTGCCCGAAGTCCGAGCGCGAGAAGCTCCGCCGCCAGTGGTACGTGATGAATGATCAGCGCAACAAGCAGGCAAATCTCACGGCCAAGTCCGAGATGGGCATTCTTTTTGATGCCTTCAGGCCTGAATACGGCGCAGTTCGTACGGTGGTCAATACGCTCTTCCCGGAGAAGCTCAAGAAGCGCCTCGGTAAAGACGGCGTGAATATGGCTACGGCAATCGTTGCCAATGCAATCACGCCGCAGATGCAGGCGCTTGGGCAGAAGCCGACTCAGGCCGATATCGAGCGCATCGTAATGAACGCAATGAATCGCACGTACAGGATTTCTTCATTCTGGCCGTGGAGCGATGGCGAAGAGAAGGGGCTGTTCGATATTGAGTACGGCGATCTTCCCGACAAGGGCGAAGATGACGTGGTCTCCATCCTCAAGACGTTTACCAAGCGCCGCCTTGGGGATCAGTACAGGGGCGAGTTAAGCAAGGATCAGATCATGCAGACGTTCTGGGATCTGATGATCTCGCCGTATCCGGGCGTCACCTTCCGGGGCATCAAGCTCAACAATGAATTGTGGCGGGCGGTGCAGGAACTCGAGCAGGATCCGATGGATCAGATGCGCCTGTACATCGCGGCACGCATTGGCGGCGAGTCTGCGAAATCCGTGCGCGAGAACGCTAAGAAACAACCTCTGGAATTTAAGTAGGAAAGAAGATGGCTTCTGACAACCCTCTCGTTGACTATGCCGCTCGCCTTGATGCGGCGTCTCGTGATCTTCATGCTCGCGAGGTCTACACCAATGCGATGATGGATTTGAGCGCTACGCCCGAAGCGGCTGCCGAGCAGTTGCGGGCGATGCGCGAGCACTCGGCTCTCGCGCCTAGCGCCGAGGACATTCGCAAAAAGCGAGCCGAAGAAGACTACAACGCGATGGGGGATGCGGCGATGGTCGGCGCGTTCCGCGCTCGGCTGTCCCGTGATCTGCAGTTCGCCAATTATGTCAAGGGTGACCTTGCCAACGTCGGCGTCTTCGAGTCCGCATACCGCACCATCGCTGGCGAGGGCGGCAAGCCGGACGGGCTGTGGCAGAGCCTGCGCAATTCCATCGGCCGAGGCGGCGCGGGCCTGCAGAACGCGGGCCCTGTCTTCGGCAACGTGCCGATGATGACGGATACGGTCGAGGAGATCGAGCGCATCAAGCAGGGCAAGAAGGCGATTGCCGAGGATCGCATCAGCGAGTTCTTCGGTACGCCTGACGACCCCAGCGGCATGCAGGCTTACTACAACTTCATCGGCACGGCAGACAGAGACCTTGCGAGGCTTGAGGCAAAGCGCAAGGATCTTGAGGCCGCCATCGCACATTCCGAGAGCATCAAGGAGCTGTACCCTGTGTCCGACGCGACGCAGGCCTTCATGAACTCTAAGGGCTTTGCCGACTCCGTCGGAGCGTTCGCCTCCAACCCGATCGACGTCGCTATGAACATCGGCCCCGAGATGCTCATTGAGATTGCCCCCATGCTCTTGGCGGCTTTCGCTACGAGCGGCACGGGCGTTGCCGCCGTAGCCGCCACGCAGGGCGCGTACTCCTATGGGCTGGATAGAAACTCGATGGTCTTGGAGGGCATGCGCAAGGCTGGCATTGACACGACCAATGCGACCGCGCTTAACAAGTTCTTCTCCAATCCGGCCGATCCCGTCTACCAGCAGGTCATGCGCGAGGCCGATCTGCATGCAGCGCCCGTTGCCGCTTTCGATGCGTTGAGCGTTCCGCTTGCCCTCGCCCGTCTGCCTGCATCCCTGGGGCCGATTGCCAAGATTGCGCCAAGCGCCGACCGCGCCTATACCGCGTTTATGAAGGCCCCCGTTGCAAGGCACACGGCAAACGGCGTCATGCAGATGCAGCTGCAGGGTATCGCTGGCGGAACGGGTGAAGCCCTCGGGCAGATCGCCGCTTACGGCGAAGTGCAGAGCTGGGCCGACGTCGTCGCCGAGTTCGTAGGCGAACACTTCTCCGCGCCCTTTGAAATGATGAACGCGGCCCGCGCGGCATCGCATGAGATCGCGGTGACGAAGGCGGCGACCGACGTTCTGCATGCAGAGCTCACGCGCATGGCTGAAGCCGCGCAGCAATCGTCGGCTCTCGCTACGGATCCCGAGCCGATCCGGGAAGTGCTGGAGCAGGTGCAGGACGAGCATCCGCTCTTCCAGCGCATTCCGTTCGACGTGAACGCCATGAGCGACGAGGCAAAGCAGGCACTTGCCGCCGTCAGCCCCGAGTTCGCCGCCGCGTTGAGGAGAGCCGAACAGAGCGGGGAAGATCCCACGATGGAGTACAAGGACATCGTCACTATGGCCAAGCAGGCTGGCGACAAGATGTCCGAGTTCATCAACGCTTCGTACGTTCCGATGCAGATGAGCAATGGCGTGCTTGAGCTTGTGGCGCAGAATCAGGTGGAAGCCGCCGCCCGACGCATCGCCAGAGAGGAGCGCAGTCAGTTCCGCGAGTCCCTGCGCAAGGTGACGCAGGAAATGGCCAAGCTGCTCGACGCCGTCCCGGAGCCTGCCAATCGAAGCCGAGCCGAGAAGAACGGCACGATGACCACCACGGAGAAGCGGCATGCGGTCTCGCTCGTCGCGGCGCACGTTGCCGCAATGGCCGCGGACTCCGGCATGACGCCCGAGCAGGTGTGGCAGACCTACGGCCTGACGGCCGTCGGCGCTGAGAAGGGCGGTACGGCTGACTTCTCCGGCTACGGCAAGGACGTCCGCGGCATGTACCTGCCGCAGTCTCGCAGGATCCTGCTCTCCATGCAATCGAACAAGAGCACGTTCTTCCATGAGACGGGTCACTGGTTCATCGGCACGCGCATGAAGCTTGCTCTCGCGCTCAAGGCGCAGGGCAACCTCACGCCCGCGCAGGAGCGGTTCATCAAGACAACAGAGGACGCGGTCAAGTGGATGAGCGGAAAGTCGCTGGAGGAGTACGACGCCCTCGCCGACAAGACGACGTCCGAAGAGCAGTTCGCGACGCACTACGAGGCGTACCTGCGCGAAGGCCGCGCCCCGACCGAGGCTCTGCTGTACTTGTTCCGAAGCGTCGGCCGGTGGATCAAGGCGATCTACGCGGCCTTTGGCGGTGTGCCTGGGACGAAGATGACGGATGACGTGCGCCAGCTGTTCGACGCGCTCTTTGTTTCGTCTGAGGAGGCGACCAAGGCTCTGCTTATGCGCGGCATCTACGACACCACCGATGCCTACGTGTCCGGCAATGCGAATGAATCCGACGTGGCGGCCGCCATTCAGGCCGCCTACGTTGATCTCGAGGACGAGGTGCGGGAGAAGCTTACTGCCGCCTATCTGCGCGATGTGGAGAGGCTGACGGCCATGCGTGAGGGACGGATTACCAGTCTCACAAGGGAAGCCGAGAAACAGCGCCAGACGTTCTACAACCTGTGGCGCAGAACCATCGCCAAGCGCAAGGTGGAGAAGGCTCTCGACAAACTGAACAACGGCTTCAATGGCAAGATCTACCGCTTGGCCAAGCCGACCGACGGCTCGCCTGTTCCGAGCGCTCTTGCCCAGTACTATGTGACCGACGCGGAAGCGAAGAAGAACGGGTGGGAGATCACGGACGAAGCCACGCTGGCGGCCATGATGAGCTACAAGGACTTTGCCTCCTTCCAGCACGCCGTTGAGACGCGCATCGATCCTGACGTCGAAGCGCGTGAATATGCGGCCGAGCGCATGCTCAGAGAGTACGGCGAGATGGCCACGCCCGAAGCAATTCGCGAGACAGCCGACAAGGCAATCTACGGCAAGGCTATGGAGCGTCTGCTCATGAACGAACTTGGCGCTCTGGATGCGCTAACGGACGGCAGAAGCACCAAGGCTCTGAAGTACTTCTTCGAGCCGATGATCGAGGCGATGCTTGGCCGCATCCGCCTGCAGGACTTGAACCCCAGAGCGTACCGCGCAGATGCCACTAAGGCGGCCAACGAGGCGCAGGCGTACCTGACGGGCAAGCGCGCAAGCAAGAACCACCCGGCCATTCACCACGACACGATCAGCGCAGGACGCGCCAAGCGCAAGGAATACTTCCACACGCTCAAGGCCAAGATGGCGCAGCAGACGAAGGACTCGATCAAGAAGCGCGTGGACAAGTTGCTCAAGTACATGAAGGATCCCGAGAAGGGCGAGAAGTACGACACCGAGTTCCTTGAGCAGCTGCAGCAGAAGATCTTTGAGTACGGGCTGACGGACGAGAAACCTACTCGCAACGTGCGTCAGCGCTACGACATCTTCGAGAACAATCAGATTCACGCAGGCATGCGGGATCTGCCGAAGTTCTCTGTCAATCCTCGCCCGGCGTCCGAGTTCAACCAGTACACGGTGAACGAGATCAACGCCGTGCTGGACGATCTCGAGGAGCTGGCGAAGATGGGCTCCGACGTTGGCAAGCTCCGCTACGGCGAGAAGCAGTTGGATGCCGCCGAGAAGCGCGCGATTCTTAGCGACAAGATCCGCGAGCATGCACGGCAGCGCGGATGGGAGCAAGACATAATCCGCCGTGGCGAAGGCCCGTGGTCGCAGGCCAAGAAGATGCTTCGCGCGGCATTCATGGCTCATCGGCGCATCCCGTCTCTGCTGGATTGTATGGAGGGGACACGCTTCGGCGAGTTCTTCGAGCTGATCGGCAGGCCGTTCAACGACTCGGGAAGCCGCCAAACGGCCTTGGAAGCTGAGTACACCCGTAAGTACTTCGATGCCGTGGCTCCGTTGCGCAAGCTCACCACGAGCCACAAGCACAAATGGCGCAATCATCTGGATGGAAGTTTCAACGATGCTGAGATTGTGGCCATCGCGCTCAACCTCAACAGCGAGGAGAACCTTGCTCGCCTGATCGAAGGCTCCGACCGCTATGAGGGGCGCGAGGGCAAGCCGAAGTGGACGAAGGAACAGATCATCGCCGAAGTGCAGGAGACTCTGTCCGCTGAACAGCTGGCCGCGCTCCAGAACGTGTGGGATGTGGTCGGCGGATTGTGGGATGAGGTAGTCGCCCTCGAGCATCGGATGAACCATCGTGCCCCTGTGGCCGTGAAGCCAATGGCCACCACGTTCACTCTGCCGGACGGCACGACCGTCGACGTCAAGGGCGGCTATTACCCCATCCGCTACGACAGCGGCCTGTCCGAGGGGACTCCTGCTCTGATGGCTGAAGAGGATCTGAATGCACTTGCGATGCTGACGGGCTTGTCCCGTTCGCCCAGCAACGGCCACACGCAGCAGAGAGCGCGCAACGCTCCGCAGGGTCAGGTGGTGGAGCTGACGCTGACCGCCGGGGCAAAGGGACTGTCCGCGATCATCCATGACCTCTGCTGGCGCGAGAGCCTCGCCAATGCCAACCACCTCTTCCGCGGCGAACTGCGCGACACGATCAAGCATGTGTGGGGCCCGGAAGCGATGGATGCGATCGATAACTGGCTCCTCGATCTTGCCGCGGGCGGGAACAGGCAGATGGACAACACGGGCGTGATCGCTGACGTTATCCGCCGCAACGTGTCTATCGCTGGCCTTGGCTTCAACCTCGTGACGGCGGCCATCCAGCTCACGGGCTACACGCAGACGCTCGCCGTGCTTGGTCCCAAGTGGGCCGCCATCGGCGTCGGCGACTTCATGAAGAGCATCCCAGGCGCGATCAAGATGGTGCGCTCCAAGAGTCAGTTCATGGCCGAGCGCAGCCGCACTCAGTTCCGCGAGCT